GATGGCTTCGCTACAAGAAATTCCACATCGTATAGCAGATCCAATTTTGCGTAAATTGATGCAACAAGCGCAAGAACAACTAAAGTAACGATAAATGCCACTACAAACGTCAGGTACAATTACTCTTGCTCAAATTCAAACTGAATTCGGAGGTTCTAATCCGATCGGTTTGAGTGAGTATTATCGTGGTGGCGGATTGGTGCCAAATACTACTACTAACGCAAACATACCGACATCAGGTCAAATCGCCCTTTCAAATTTTTATGGCGGTAGTAATGTGGTGTTTACTCCTGTGACTCGTACTTACACAACGGGTACTGCCGCTACTGAAACCGCTCCTACTGGTGCAACGAATGTCATCATCGCGGTCTGGGGTGGTGGTGGTGGTGGTGCTGGCGGTTGGTTCTCTGACATTGATGAAGCTGGTGGCGGTGGTGGTGCTGGTGGCTACTCTCAGTCTTCTTATTCAATTACAGGAGGACAGACGCTAATTTATACCGTTGGTTCGTTTGGAATTGGAGGTTCTTACGGAAATGCTGGATTAAGTAATGGAGCGAACTCCAGCGTTTCGAGCGGAACAAAATCAATAACGACTATGATAGGAAATGGAGGAATTCGAGGAATTCTCATTGATGGCGGTGCAGGTGGTTCGGCTTCTGGAGGAACAACGACAAACACATCTGGTGGATCAGGAGGAATTCCAGATCCAGGTACTAACGTTATTGGTTTTAACTCTAACGTAGGTGGTGGTGGCGGAAACGGTGGCTTTGGCGGTGCAGGTGGTGACGGTGCGGCTGGAAAAATTATTTTCTATTACACCTAAGTAATTAACAACAATTGAGATATATTATGAGCGAAAGAAGTTTGGTTTTTGATGCATTAGAAAAACGTGGTCAAATAGCACCAATTATATTACCGCCAGAAGTAACCAAAGGCACAGGTTTGTTTAATCCATCTGTGCTTATTGATGACGGTAAAATACTTGTTAATTTAAGGCATTGTCAATACACCATTTACCATTCTGAAAAGAATAAGTTTGAGCATGAGTATGGTCCACTGGTTTATTTGAACCCAGAGAACGACATTACACTAACCACAACAAATTATATTTGTGAGTTAGACAACAATCTTAATACCATCGACTACAAAAAAATTGACACTTCCCATTTAGACGTAAAACCTATTTGGGAATTTGTTGGTTTAGAAGACGTGCGCCTAGTGCGATGGAATGGCGTCTTGTATGGTAGCGGTGTACGCAGAGACACAACACCAAATGGCGTTGGACGTATGGAACTTTCTGCTCTAGAATATGCAGATAATCAAGTAAAGGAAACATCACGCTTTAGAATTCCAGCGCCAGGAACAGATAATTCGTATTGTGAAAAGAACTGGATGCCAATCCTAGACAAACCCTATCATTATGTCAAGTGGTGTAATCCAACTGAAGTAGTAAAGGTAGATCCCGAATCAAAAACTTGTGAGACCGTTTTTCTTGGTAAAACACACAACATACCATATGATCTTCGCGGTGGTTCGCAAGTAATTAAAATCGGCGACAGATATATTACGTTAGTACATGCAGTAAATCTGTTTCAAAGCGAAGCAGGAAGAAAAAACGCAGTGTATCGACATGCCTTCGTTATTTGGGATAAAGATTTTAATTTTATTAAAACAACTAAATTGTTTAACTTCATGGGCGCGCACATTGAATTTTGTGCTGGCATGGCTCAACAAGGCGATGATTTGTTAATAACTTTTGGATTCCAAGATAACGCAGCATACATACTTAGAACGCCACTTACATTGATTGAAGAATACTTAAATGACTGATTTACAGAAAGCACTTGAGCGTTACATTCAAGACCAAGAAAATCCAATGACAAACTATGCCCTAGCTTTCGAATATGATAAGCTGGGTCAAGGTGCAGCTGCTATTTCTTTTTACTTAAGATGTTCGGAAAGAACTGAAGATTCTGTATTAGCTTACACTTGTCAGATTAAGATTGCTCAGATTTTTGATTCACAAGGTAATCGAGATAGAACAGTTGAAACCACTCTAAAGAAAGCTATTGCGTTTAGACCAGACAGACCAGAAGCGTACTATATCTACAGCCGTTTTCTCGAACATCGTAAAGACCACGTAACAGCCTACATGATGGCTAATCTTGGTTTGAACTGCGACTTAAATGTGCCTAAGAATGATTTAATCGAATATCGCGGCGAGTATGGATTAATCTTTCAAAAAGCAGTATCTGCTTGGTGGGTTGGCAAACCGACCGAGTGTAGGTTTTTATTTCGTGAGCTGGCTGAAAAGTATCTTCATGAACTAGATACTATTCATTTTGAATCTGTCAAACGCAACTTATATTTTTTAGGCAGTGGACCTGATAGTATTTCGTTCAAAGAGTACAAAAAAGAAAATCAGCACAAACTACGTCACAAATTTCCAGGATTGGAAAACATAGAGTGCGGTTACGGTCAGGTTATGCAAGATATCTTTACGCTGTCTGTTCTAAATGGTAAGCGAAACGGTACATATCTTGAGATCGGCAGCTGTTATCCGTTTAGAGGTAACAATACATTTTTATTAGAAAATCAGTTTGGCTGGAATGGCGTTGGTATAGAATATGACGAAAAATATATTGCCGACTACAGGGCTAACAGAACAAATGCAGTTATACATCAAGATGCTCTAACAGTTGATTATGACGAGTTACTTTCAAAGTTGGCTGTAGATGGCGTGGTTGATTATTTGCAGTTAGATTGTGATCCGCCAGATATTACATATGCCATTATGGAAAGAATTCCGTTTGACAAATACAAGTTTGCAGTAATTACCTATGAACACGATCACTATTTGGATATGTCAAAAACATATCGAGATAAATCTAGATCTTTTTTAGAGTCTAAAGGATATAAACTTTTAGTATCTAATATCTCTCCAGACGACATGACTCCGTTTGAAGACTGGTGGGTTCACCCAGACCTCATTGATTCCGAACTTTTACGAACTATGGAAAAGAATGATGGGAAGATAACCGACGTTTCTAAATACTTTTTCTTCGATTAAAAAATACCTAAATAAGAAGTAAACACAAGGAGAATAGAAATGGCTGTTCCCACCAATAGAGCTGCCTTCAAAGAATACTGTCTTCGTAAACTGGGCAAGCCAGTTATCGAGATTAACGTCGACGATGACCAAGTCGAAGATCGTATTGACGAGTCCATTCGTTATTTCTGGGATTATCACTTTGACGGTTCGCACAAAACTTATTATAAACATCCTGTTACCGCAGAGGATATAACAAACAAGTATATTACGATGCCAGAGAACATCATCGGCGCGATTAATATCTTTGATATCGGCGATGCTGTCAATACCAACAACTTGTTTAATATTCGTTATCAGATCGCGCTTAACGATTTGTATACTTTAACCAGTCAGTCGATGGTGCCATACTTTATGGCTATGCAACACATTCAGTTCCTAGAAGAAATGTTAGTTGGTAAACAACCTATTCGCTACGAGCGTCACCGCGACCGTTTGCATATTGATATGAACTGGGAAAAAGTAGATGTAGGACACTACATTATCGTAGAAGCATACGAAATCGTTGACCCAGATGTATGGACTGATGCTTGGAGCGATCGTTGGCTTCAGAACTACTGCACCGCAAAGATTAAATATCAGTGGGGTTCAAACCTAACCAAGTTTACTGGTCTAAATCTTCCTGGTGGTGTTCAGTTCAACGGCGAAAAGATTCTTGATGACGCAGCAGCCGAACTCGCCAAGATGGAAGAAGAAATGCTAAACAGCTACTCGCTTCCAAATATGGATATGATTGGCTAATGGCCACCAACTTTTTCTTTAACAACTTTCAATCTTCGATGGAGCAAAACTTAATCGAAGATTTAGTTGTGGAATCAATTAAAATCTACGGTATTGATTTGTATTATCTACCGAAGCGTGTTGTAGCCAGAGATACTATCTTCCGCGAAGAAGAACTAGCAACCTATAACACCGCGCATCCTATCGAAATGTATATTAAGAATGTCGATGGATTCGAGGGTGAGGGCGACTTTATGTCGAAGTTCGGTCTTGAGATTCGAGACCGAGTTACATTTACTGTTTCGCGTCGTAGTTTCGCAGCGGAAATTCTTACGCAAGAATCAGGTATGGTGCGTCCATTAGAGGGCGACTTAATCTGGTTCCCGCTAACTAGAAAAATGTATAAGATTATGTTTGTCGAGCATGAAGCCATATTCTATCAACTAGGTTCATTACAAACTTGGGATATAACTTGCGAATTGTTTGAATTTAATAATGAAACATTTGATACTAATATCCCAGACATTGATCTAGTATATGCTGAACTCGATGTTGATATTGGAACTGCTGATCCGACTTCTGTTTCGCTAACAGACGTTCAAGCACAAAATGAAGAATTTGAAGTTGATGGCCAAGCAGGCATTCTTGACTTTAGTGAAATAGATCCATTCTCAGAAGGAAATAACTACTAATGTTTGGTCACGAGTTTTATCACGAACATTTACGCAGATATATCATTGTATTCGGAACAATGTTCAACAACATCGTTGTCTCAAGAAAGACATCTGCTGGCGTAGTTGACAAGCGAATCAAAGTTCCTATCTCGTATTCACCGCGCGACAAACTATTGGCACGTATTGAAACAGATCCTAATCTAAGAAAGCCAGATGCTATTTCATTGCCTCGTATGGGATTCGAAATGACTTCTATGACATATGCTGGTGAGCGTAAATTAAACACAATCAAGAAGTTTACTGCAGCTGGAACTAATGGAAACAATCGTACAATTATGTACGCGCCAGTTCCATACGACGTAAACTTTCAACTAAGCATCATGGTAAAGAACGCGGAGGATGGTACTCAAATACTTGAGCAGATCCTTCCATTCTTTACTCCAGAATGGACTAATACCGTTCAGCTAATAGACGACATGGATATTAAGTTAGATATTCCTCTTGTATTAGTTTCTGTTTCTTCAGACGACACATACGACGGTGATTTTGAAACTCGGCGCGCATTAATCTGGACTTTAGATTTTACTATGAAGTGTTACTTCTTTGGTCCAACAAAAACCAAAAAACTAATTAAGTTGGCAAATGTCAATTTCTTTATCGATGGATTTGATACAGCTATTGGTTC